TCAACAGAATTATTAGATTCACTTACAGTACTTGAATATTTAAGTGGAACTATAATAATATAGACCTCTTTATCTAATACTTTATAAAATAACAACCCATCTGCTGGATTAAATATTTTATTAAATACTGCCAGTAAATCTTCTCTATCTACAGCTCTACCACAGTATCCTTCAAACCCTGGAGGGACTATTCCATTATAAAAATAATCCTTTATATCAACTTCTACTCCTTGTGTATTTCTTAACACTAAAACCTTTTTTTCTTCCGTTTTCTTTACTTTTTTAACTACTTCTATTTTTGTTTCGTCCATATATTTTTCCTATCCGTATCGTGGATGGTGACGATGGTTAATTAATTTTTAAATTTTTAAATCCTTTGTAAAACTTCTTCGTAAATTCTTCCATTTCTGGTTTCAACTTCTTTCTGAATTCTTCCAAATATTCTTTTGTCAATTCGACCTTTGGAATTTTTTCATCTATTTTTGCAATTCCATATGCTTGTTCAATCAATGCATATTCTAAAGGAAGTGGATGAGTATAATTTATATTTATTTTTTCTCCTTTCTTCATATCTTTATCTAAAACACATTGTAACTGTCTTCCAACTTCAACAACATTTATCCTCTCTGAATCTACAAAAGTCGCTTCAAGAACATCTGAATTCACTCCTCCAATAAGCATTGATGACATTTCTTCTGCACTAATCTCAAAAGAATCACCAGATTTGGTTGTAAACTTCATTAGTTTCTTTTCAATTGCTTCTGGTGAATAGCCAATCTGAACTGAAAAATTTTCTTTTTTTAATTCTCTATTTTTGTTCATGTAATGCACCTTTACGAATAGCTTCAATATAATCGACAACTCTCATCATAAAATTAGCTTCCACCTCCAAAGTAATTGAATTCACTAGAGTCTTGAATTCAGTATCAGCAATGATAGGGTTCTTGGAAGTACAATCTCTCATAATTTCCACAATAGTAGAATAGAGTTCACTTTGAGCCAATGCTATTTTCTTCTGTTTTAATGATTGTTCGTTTTCCATTTTATTTTTTAAATAGTTGTTTTTTATTATCGTAAGTTATTGTGCCATCTGGATTATGAATATAATAGTATGAACCTTCAGTATTGTCTCGATAATCACCTTTTTTTACTTTATCTTTAATTGCATCTACAATCGCATCAATTTCTTTCTTTTTTGCAGCCGATAATGAATTAGTCGTACTAGCATATTCTTTATATTGTGGACCATTATAAGCTTGATATTGATTTGGCATCGCCATAATTTCAGAAAGCGATTTATTCTTACCGTAATTAGCATATTCTTTTTGCCTATTCAACAGAGTATTAAAAATCACGTCTCCTTCCAAAGTTTTTTTCTCCATAGGTCGATTACTAACTTCACCAAATAAAAGTGGACGCAATGCCTCTATATCATTATCAGTAATTTCTGCCCCTCTATTTTTTAATTTATATTTAGTAGGAATAACAGGAGTAGGGGTAGGTGGTGCAGCATACATATTAGAAATAGGAGAAGTGCTTTGGGGCATCTGACCTCCATTGTTTTTTATCTGATTAAACAAATCTGTTATTTTCATATATGCCATATTATCCTGGGAAAAAGCCTGTTGAGGCACCAGCCCTACCAACAGAAGCATCGATAGCAGAATTTGTCGGACTTTGTGGTCTTGGTACTTCATTTGGATTTTGTGGTTGCATCGCTGGTTGACCGTCTTTACTCATTTGGTCCCCCATAGGAACTGATTCACCTCCAGCTCCAGAACCTCCAGCTTTTGATAGCATCGCAGCGTTTTTTGCATCGAGTTCCATTTGTTTTTGTTGCATTTCAAGTTGAACTTGTGAAGGTTGCTTAGACATTATAGCATCATAATCAGCTTTTGAAATATAGTCATAAATATCAGCATTTTGGATATCAAGTAATTGTTCAAGAGCCATAAGTTGCGAAGCCGCAGCTTCAGGGTCCTGATTTCTCATTGAATATATCAAAGTAATCTGATTTGTAATGACTGGAAAGAGAGCCATAAAGGTTTGCTTCTTTATTTCAAGTGATGGAAGTAACATTGAATCTGGGTCAATAATGAAATCAATGTAATCAGAAATATGTCCGGTATTTTTCATCTCATCAAATAGTCCCTTTGCTGAAATCTGTCTTGTATCAACATTCTCCATAATTTTTCCTTCAGGAGTAAAGTCAAAATTCAATCTAAGATTTTTTGAAGCGGCAAGAGCATATCCAACCGGGATACCATTATCATCAAGAACCTCTTGCGATTCTACAAAGTAATCAGGATTCTGTTTTGCAAATTCAGCGAGTTGGTCTTGTGAATCAATCATAAAAATTTTATCCACTGGATAAATCTGTGTCATCCAAGTATTCGCAATATGAGCATCAAGCTCAAGACCTGCAATCATCGAGTTCTTTGGAGGAGTCAATCTATTATAAGCAGCTTCTTTCAAAATAACTGTAGAACCAAGTGTCGTCTCTGATTGAGTTCCAGCGACAATATTATTTACACCAGTATTTTCTTCGATTGCCATTTTCTGTTTATCAGCATACAAAATACCTTGCTGAACATTTCCAGAAGTCTTTATAACAGAAATATCTGTCCCCGGATTCTTAGGATTAACAATGTTCGGTCCTCTCTTATATGTAGAAGAGCCGTTCTGTACTTGAGCTCCGAAAAGAAGTGGAAAGATTTCCGCTTCAACCTGCTGTGCGTTCAAAGAATTTATATATGTAAAAATTGCAGTATTTCCTCTCATCATTTCATAAAGTCCAACTCCGTATGGGTCATTCTGGTCTTTTACGAAGCACCTCGCTGTAACAACAGAACCATGAGAACCATCATTAGGAAGTTCACCATCATAAATAATCATCTTTCCACAAGCAACAATATATCTATTAGAAAGATAATTCTCGTAATACGAAATAGTTACATGTGTATGAAGTTTTTCATTGTTTTCATCTTTAGCTTCTTCAGAAACAGAACAGTATTCTAATTTCTTTTTATTTTTTGGAGTCTTTGCATCGGGATACATTCTATAAAAATCATCTTTTGGCATATCTTTTTCATAAAGAACTTCACCCCATGACCAGCAATCTCCATGATTAAAACCAATACCAAGCCATGTCCTCTTGCAATCTAGTGGCTCTCTATAAACATCATCAAAAAGAATTTTATCAACTCCATTTCTTTTTACCTGAACTCTTCTTGGATAAACTCTCCAAGCTCCCCATCCGTATGTAAATAAGTTCTGGTAAGTAAGCATCAAAGTATTACTTCCATTAGCTCCAGTCATAGACCAATTTCTCTTCCACAATTCATACATCGCTTTTGCATAAACTTTATCATCAGCAACGACTGTCGCATCTGGAAGTTTTCCAGCGAGTACCGAAGTCGCAATCATAATTTTTGAAAAAGCAATTGGTTCTTGTGAGACTGGAACTCCAGAACGATTTTGGTCTCTATCCGTTAATTTTTGTGGATAGACGTTTATGTCGTACGCACCATTCGCCATCTTATTATAAAAAACCATCGAACCCCATCCAGATTTCTCGTATAATTTTTGTCCATAACTGACATTAGTATTTAAAAGATTTATTCCAATCTCTGCAGCGAGTGTATCGAACCTTTCCCGATACTGACTTTTTTTCATTTCCTTCTTTTTGTCAGTAATAAATTTAACAACATCCTTTTTATCAGACTTTGAAGAAGTCATATTACTTGTTTCTACTGGGGTCATATCCTTTTCGTTGTCCATATTTTAAAATATTAGGATTGTTATACTATAATAATAGTCTTTTGTTTTTAATATGTCAAGTTTATCTCTGTTCTTCATTAAAAATAGCTCGAAGTGTCGAAAATCCTTCACTTCCAGTCTTATCTTCTACATACTTTTCTTGTTCTTGTAGCACAGCATAACCAATACTCGCTGCCATGATTACATCATCATGCTTTTTGTCCATTGCTTCTGCTTTTCCTTTTGCATTTCTCACAAAAGTCAACATTTCATTGAGTAATGGAGAAGGAAATCCACTGTTTTTTCGAAAGAAGACTGCTTTTAGAGCAGCTAACATAAACCATCTAGTTCCCCCAGAAGTAGACCCTGATGTTTTCCATCCAAAAAATTTAGTTACCTTTTGAGTGATATCATCAAAAGCTTTTCTATAATAAAGATTAATATATCCCATCTTCTCTAGTGCATCATTTACCCACAATCCATCTTTATTAACCTCTATTGCAAGTAATGCCCAATTATAATATTTACCTAATCTATATGCTTCTAGTGCTAATTCATCTGGTGGGACTTGTGAACGATAAAGTGCATCACACTCCTCTGTTTTATGATTTATTACATATAACACTTGAGAATCTCCTGAGGCTAATCCCTCGGCAGTATCTCCTCCTATTATATATCTAGTTCCTAATTCTGGTTTTTTAAATACTTCTAAATTACCTAACGAATATTCATTAAAAACTGCATCTCCTTTATCATTAATCGTTAATTCACCTTTTGTACCATTCATAGGTGAAATAAGAAGGGCAGCCACCTTCGCAGTTGAAAAATAAGTCTGACCAGTAGAAAGAAAAGCCTCCTCATGTGTAGTAGGAAATTCTTGCATCAATTTCTTCACAGCATCGGGACTATTCTTCCCCCCGAACTGTAACCATTTCATGTAGTAATAAGTAATCTCTTTATCTGTAAGATTATGTTCCTTTTGATATTCCCCCCAATCAATCTCACATGTCTCCATTTTATCCACCGGAACATTCTCATATATCTGACTCATTTCCATATCGTCATACTGCCAATTATAAAAATGTGGTAGAAATTGCACTTGTGAAAGTAACGGAGTTATTTTCTCTCGTGATAACCAATTCTCATTGAATATCTCATAGAATCTTCCGGCCATACCTTCCGCAGTGCTTTCAATAAATATAAATCCATCAAAAGGTACTGCTGGAAAAGTACCACTCTCCACCTCTTGAGCTCTCTTCGGATATGCAACGCACATTTTCGCAAATTCCGATATATGCACATAGTGATAAGTTCCAGATCTTCCAGATACAGATACAGCAATAGACGATGTGGAACCCTTATCCGGTCCATAATCAATCGTCACCTGTACCTTCCTCGCACTGTTGTGATTCAATTTAAAAAACGCCCCTTTAATATCCTCTGCCATATTTCGTAGTGCAAAGTCCACTTTCTTATCAAAAATAGTTGTAGCATCTTCCACCTTGTGAGCAATAACCAACCCCTCCTTATTATTATTAAAAAGTATAGAATCCAATATAAAAAGATCTATAAAAGTTGTGAATCCCAATTGACGGGATTTAAGAATACAATGTCGATGATACGGATTTGGGATATTCAAATAAGTATCATAAAAATGTTTCTGTGCCCGATTCATCTTAAAAATCTGTTTGTCTCCTCTCTTCGTTATAATCCAGTACAGATTATTAAGCCTCCATGTCTGGTCTTTACTCAAAGAAGGATTCTCCTCTAATAGTTTAACAATCTTAGCGTTATGATCTTTATATATATTAGCCATTTTCTACTTGATTAAAAGTCTCCTCCGCTATTCTTAACAATTCTTCCTCCTTTGCCTTATAATATTTCTGTCTCGCAATAGTCTGCTCAATCTGTTTATATATCAAAAACGGAGTCAATGGATCATGCCGAATATCTTTAAGAATAACATTCCTTTTTTCAATAGATAGTTTTGAAAATCTTTTATAAAAATCTGTTATTCTCATTAGAAATCATTAATAACCGGAGGTGTTTGTTCTGGTTGTTTTACATCAATTACCTTTGCTTCCGTACTCGGTAATATAGTTTGGTTTTCAATCTGATTTAGTATAACAGTTCTCAACCTATTTGTTGAAGATCCCTCTCTCTCACTCTTCGGTACCGTATTGAACCGTGACCAAGCGGAGCCTATTGCATTTAAAGCCCCTACCAAATCCTTATTCGAAAAATCCGAGAATCCTCGTGCCTTGAATTCGTGCATCGCAGCGATAGCCAAATTGTTAGAATTCACCGCTAGTTTTTTCATGGCGTTATGGAATCCTTCCGTATTTTCAATATGTGAGGCAACAGAATTAGCCATGTTTGGAGAATACCCAACATCCAAAGCAACTTGTTTTTTACATTTTCCTTGCCCTCCATATATTCTTCGAGCATAGGCAACTTGTCTTAACGTAGAACCTCCTCGTGGTGCTTTCATCTTTTAAGTATAAACCCTATAAAGTGCTATGTCAAATTTTAAGATTCTTTTTCATTCAAAGATTGTTTTATAGAGTCCTCAAAATCCTTATCTTCTTGAACTTTTTCCGGTGTAAGATAAACATCAGGACCCTCCTTATCTTTAGGATATTCAACTTCCATTCCTACTGGTAATTTACCATCTTTAACTTGTTGCTTTCTCCACTCCCAATCAGCAAGTCTTTCTTCTTCAGTTATTTCTTGTCTTGGAACTGAGGTAACTTTTTCTTTAATAACAACTGGTCCGAGAAAAGCCTTTAGGGCTTTTTCAACAACGATAGACATACTCCAAGTTTTAGATTTAGAATAAGAAGACAATTGTTCTCCAACATCTGGACTAATAGTGAAACAAAATACTTTTTTTCTCATAATTTTTTATTTATTATAATATTAATAATTACGACCTTATACTACTAATACTAGCATTATTATAATATATAATCAAGTAAATACCCCCTTAAACCATAGTATAACACACTTTTTGGTGTCACAACAGGTGGCATAGCGTTTCTATATTCTTAGCCATATAATAAAAACAGTCCTAAAATATGGCTCAACCATATCAAAGTAACACAACCCCCTAATATGGGGGGGACTGGTGCTAAGTATTTATTATAATAGTATAATTTAATATATATTATAATTTAATTTCTTTTAGACTTTATAGAAAAGTAACATGGTAATGTTACTAATCTGTCAAGTGACTATGTTTGTAGCCATAGAATTTAGTAACATAAGAAAAATAGTTAAGCCACCTTAAGTTACTTTTAGTGATTATATGGCTTGGAATATGGATAGAAAAAGTGACATGAGAGTAACATATGATTATAACACAAAGGAGAACTAACTTTTAGACCACCCTTTTAATAGGGAAAGGGGGAGGGGTAAATTTAAGGACCCCAGGGTGTTATGCTAGAGGGATAATGGCTTCTTTTTTCTAATATTGATAGGGGTATAAGGTAAAGGGGTAACCCCCTAACACCTTTATAAGATTATTATTTTTATATCATCATTATAAATAAATAAATATAAATGTAGTGCTATATAAATACGGGGATAGTATTGTGTATGTATGAGTACATACATACAGGACTATTAAGAGGCGTGCAAAATATGGCTAGTTATATAGTGTCGCACAATGTATATTGTGGAATATTGATTTAGTGTCTGATTATATAGTGTTTTAGTTTTTATCTAATTCCCTCCACACACACAACCCACCCCTAGCATTATCTCTTTTTATTCTAGCACTTTATCCTCATATTGTGGAACATACTAACTAATTGACATTATAATATAGTTATGTCCTGTTTTAAGTTATCAACACTTTTCACTTGTATATGTCGGTGCCGGTGTTATACTTACACAGACAGAGAAAACAAAATAGTTTATGCTCTGCGGTCGGTCAATAGATTTATAAATAATTTAATTAAAATAAACATTATGACAAAAAAAGATTATATATTGATAGCAAGTGTATTGAAAGAGAGTAAAAGTTTCCCAATAGAAATTAGAGAAACAAACAAAAAAATAATCACCATTAATGATTTAATATCAGAAAAAATGGCAGATGTATTACAAAAAGAAAACCCACGTTTCAACAGAGAGAAGTTTTTAACAGCTTGCGGACTTAACAACTAATAATATGGAAATTACACCAAACGAAAGAAAAACATTGATCACAGACGCATACAAAAGAGGTCTATTAGCAGGGAGTTTATTAACAACAATTATCATTTTAATCATAAATATATGTCAATAGAAAAAATAGACGGACAATATATAGCAAGTGGAAACTACAACGGACAATACTTCAAAGCAGTCGGTATATCAGTTATGGACGCATTAGCGTGGTTATTCAGCGAGATAGCCGTGGCAAGAAGTGTAAAAGCTTGGAAATAATATGAAAAAAGAAATTAAAGCAGAAAAATATATATACTTGCTTATGGGTTATGAAAGATCAAAAGCCAACGGAAAATATGCAAGTATTGGACGAGATAATGGAATGGTAGGCGGGTTTAACTATTGGAGAGCATTTTCTATTACAGAATATCAAGGCAAGACGATTTTGACAGAAAAGAAGTCAAGCAAGAGTTGTGCGGACTTTTCAAGGTATTTTGAAGTGGACGATAGAACAGCAATAAATAATGGTCGGGTCTATATTTATGAGTATATCAACGAAAGCGGGGAGAATTGTAGCACAAGGTGGGAGCATTAAAAATAATTATAAGAATATGAAAAACGAAGTAATAAGAGAATACGAAAATAAAGACATTATCATTTATAAAAGAGTGGGAAGAAATGGAGAAAATATCCCATTGTATTTTATAATAAACAAGAACGAAAAAAAGCGAGGAGTATCAACGGAAGAGTTTAGAAATATCAGACAAGTAAGGGTTTATATTAAAAACTTAACAATAATTTAACTTATATGAAAGAAAAAATACAAGAGCTAGAAATAGCAAAAAAGAATGTTAGAACATTATTAGACGAGCCAAACGCTAGCATAGACATGCACGGGCTTGAATACTGAGCGGGCAGAGTTGAAAGGTTGCGAGAGTTTATTAAAAATAGTTTATAATTATATGAAAAGAACACTAGCAGATTATACTTTTGGAACAGAATTTTTGAAGAGTAAAGCCCATAAAGAAAAATAAATTAAAGAGCTTATGAATAGGAACGATAAAATAGAACAGATTATTAAAACAAAGCTAACGCCAGCCGAGAAACTTATGTTTAACGAGTATGTGAAGAATGAAATTTTATTAGAAGCAGAATGTAATCAGTAAAAAAGTGAATTAAAATAATATGCAAAACTTATATCTTATAACAATAGCAGTTGTGATCGCAGTTTTAATGGCTTATTATATAGCTTTTTTAATATAAAAATTATCCACAGTTTTATCCACAGTTTTGTCTTACACCAATAGTTAAAAGGTGTATAATTTTAATAGATTTTAATTTTACCTAGTCCGTAAAATAAATATCGGGACAGAATTATTTGTCCAACAATAATAATAGAAGAATAAAATGGGTCTAGGAACTCGTGAGAATGGAAAGTTTATTTCCATAGTTGGTGGTCGTTTTTGTATTAGAGTGCCAGAAGGCACGGAAGGAGCTACAAGTCGTGTCAATAAAATTGGTAAAACTGTCAGCGAAAAATACTACGACAATTTTACAGGTAAGTTAGTCAGTATAAAAACTACTGACGGAAATTATGGAAAACAATGGGTGTTTGGTTTCCAAGATAGTGGAGAAGTTTATAATTTGCAATTAGGATATACTAATTCCTTTGCAAAGAATATTATCAAAATGCTTCCGAATGCGGACTTGAGTAAGGAGATGAAAGTCCAACCTCAAACGAAAGTGGAAGCAGACGGGACAAAGAAGTCATCAATCTTTATTAGTCAAGACGGGGTTTCTCTAAAACATTTTTACACAAAAGATAATCCAAATGGTTTGCCACAGATGAAGCAAGTGAAAATTAAGGGGGCTCTCGTTTGGGACGATTCCGACCAAATGGTATTCTTAGAAAATATGGTAAATACTGTTATACTTCCAAAGTTAGGACAAGTTGTTGAAGAAAAGAAAGCAGATGCACTAGAAGATTTTGGAAAGATAGACCCGACAGAAGAAGAAGCGTTCTAAATAGAAGTTGGTGAGTTTAAAAGAGTCAAAAAATGCTACAAAAAACAAAACAAAATAATACTCGCAAACAAAGAACCGGTCGCTGGACTCAAGTAAGTAGCATTACTGACTCTCCAGTTGCCGGTTTTTTGAGTGTGAGAAAAAGGAGAAGTGAGACGGCAAGAAAGTGGGCGAAAGAACACAAAGACAGGGTTATTCAACAGCGTTTAAAATATCAGAACTCTGAAAAAGGCAAAAGAACAAGAAAACTTTATAAACAAAGGACTATTAAACAAAGATTAGACTGGCAGAATAATTGGAAAAAGAGAAATCCACACAAAGCAAAAGAATACTACGAAAAGTATAAAAAGTTGTTTCCAGAAAAATTAGAGAAGAAGAATTTTCAATCAAAAATTGCATTAGGTAGATATAAAATATCTTTTGAAGAATACCAAGAATTAAAAAAGAAACAAAATAATCTATGCCTTCTTTGTGGAAAACCGAATAAATCATCAAGGTCTTTAGCAATAGACCATTGTCATAAAACTGGCAGAATAAGAGGATTGCTGTGTTCAAAATGTAATATAGGGCTAGGAATGTTTGAAGATAACATTAAACTCCTTAAGAAAGCAATTATTTATTTACAAAACTAAATGAAAAAGAATGATACACAATTTATAACTTTTTTTCCGAATTGTAAATTCCGTTATCTTGATTTGACCGGAAGTAATCGCCCTCCGGTTTCTTCTCCTATTCAAAGAGATGACCTCAATAAAGATGGATATTGTGCTTTCTTTACTCCGAATGGTTTTACTGGTGATAATGCTACAAAAGAAAACTGCTCCAACCTATCAGCTTTTTATATTGACATAGACAAACATTTAACATTAGAAGAAATAGATAAATTAAAATTAGTTTTAGACCCCACTTTCATTATAAAAACTTTTAATGGTTTCCATTTCTATTATTGTCTGGACGAAATTATTTACAAAGAAGAAGTTGAAAACTGGAATGAAATTGTAGCAGTATGGGAAAAAATAGAACAGAATATAGTTGATACTATCCCCAATGCTGATAAAGCGGTAAAAGATATTCCTCGTATTTTGAGATTACCAAATTCATTGTATTGGAAGAAAACAGGTAATTTATACAAAGAAGAACCGACAAAAGCTTTCAAGGTAGAAGGTGTCTATAAAAAACCTGCGAATACCTACTCCTTAACTCAAATGCAAGAAGCGTTCCCGACAAAAGAAAAGACGCTATCTCTATCCACTCCAACAAGTGAGAAAGCAAAGAAACAAGCTAAAGCGGAGAAAGAGAATTTTTATAATAGAGTGAACGAGGAATTTCCAATTGAAGAAAGAGATAGTTTTAAGAGATTGATTTCAGCACATCCTGATAGTTTACCTATACCCAATTGCCGTAACCAAGCTCTTTTAATTACAGGAACACTTGCAAGACAAGCGGGATGGGATAAAAATAGATTTCTTAAACAGATTGATAAAGTTGGATGGCACGGGCTTCCTAGTCAGGAGATTATGTCAACAGTGAATAGTGCTTTTAGTGGTAACTATGGTTATAGCTATAAGAATGAAATTATAGCTTATAATATGTCTGGGATAGAACAACAGAGAATACAAGAAGCTTTTACTAAAGTCTTAAAAGATAGAAAAGAAGCTGATAAGGTCAGATTTTCAAATTATGAAAGAGAAATATTAGCCGAACATCCTTACTTTAAAAAGAATGAAATAGGTATTGTTTTTGACTATAAAGACGGAGTCTATAAAATGTTATCAGACCAACAAGTGTCCGATATAGTTCTAAACGGGCTATATGAGGATATGCTTTGGGGATATAGGACAAAAAAGAATGTAGCAGATAAGGTAGCGTGTCTCATATCAATCATCCCTGAATTAAAAATATCCAATGACGGAGGATATATCGCCAATGTTAAAAATGGGTTGTTAGATATATACACGAAAGAATTGAAGCCTCATAATCCTGATTTTGTGACTTTGATACAATATCCAGTTATCTATGACCCCGAAGCAAAGTGTCCTGTATGGGATAAATGTATGCAAGATTGGATGCTCGGACCAGAACAAGCGGAGAAGATTATCCTCCTGAAGCAGTTTTGTGGGTATTGTCTATCCTCTTCTATGCTCTATGACCGTGCTTTGTTTATGGTTGGGGACGGAGCGAATGGAAAATCAACTTTTATAGACACTATCGCAATGATAATCGGACCGGAAGCTACTTCTCATATTGACCTTGAAGGACTGTATGGAGCGTTCGGTATGCACGGACTTATTGGAAAGAGATTGAATATCATTGAAGAAGTTCACGGAAATTATTATCAGAGCAATAAATTAAAGAAACTTATTTCCGGAGAGCAAGTGACAATAGATATAAAATATAAACCTCAATTTACTTTCAGACCTCAAGCAAAGTTTGTTTTCTCCGTAAACCTATTACCAAGAGTTGACGATACCTCCACTGCAACGGAGAGAAGAATTTGTGCTGTGACATTTAGAAATAATTATCGTAAGAACCCGAATTTTCAATTGCGTTCTAGTTTCGGATTACTCGCTCAAGAGCTTTCGGGTATTCTTAATTGGATGTTAGATGGTGCAAATAGTTTAATGGAAATGAAAAACTTTATTATCACAAACGAGCAGACACAAATGTTGAATGAATACCGAGAAGAAAATTCTTCTGTTGAAGGATTTCTTTCTCAATGTATTGTTCTTGACCCTGAAAGTTCTATTGAAACACCAGTTCTGTATGCCGAATATAAAAAGTGGAGTATATCGGACGGAGGTAGAAAGATAAAAGCAAACATCACTTTTACAAAAGAAGTAAAAGCCTATGGAGCAAAGAATGATAGATTTACTTATCAAGCAAGAGAGAATAGTAAAGGAGAAGCAAAGTTTATTGGAATTAAATTAAATCCATTTTGGAGTGGTCAACAAAATAATCAATGGGGGGCATATAGTGATTTATGATACCTCCACTCTATGAACATCAAAAGAAAATCATTGCTGAAAACAAACTGAAATGTGGTTTATTTTTAGGTACAGGTGCAAGTAAGACACGAACTGCTTTAACTTTAGCTGAAGGTTCTACTTTAGTTATCTGTCCAAAACAACAAAGAGAAGATAAACTTTGGCACAGAGAAAATGAAAAGTGGCAGACAAAAAAGAATCTTAAAGTAATAAGTAAAGAAGATTTACGAAAAGATTGGGAAACACTACCATACTACGATACAGTAATTATAGATGAATGTCATAATAATTTAGGAATTCTTCCAACATTTTGTTCAAAAAAAGGAATCCAAACACCTAAAACATCTCAAATTTTTGGAGCAACATATAAGTTTCTTCAGAAACACCCACCTAAAAGATTATATCTTCTTTCCGCTACACCAATTCCAAAACATATGGCTATGTGGGGGATAGCAACATTGTTAGGAGAAAAATGGGATTTCTCATTATTCAGACAGAAATACTATACAGAAGTCCGTTTAGGAGGGACTAGAAGAATCTGGTTACCGAAGAAAGATGAACTAACGAAACAAAGATTAGCTGAATTGGTTAAAAGATATGGTTATACTGGTTCAATCTCTGACTTTACTGATGTCCCCGACCAGATAGATAAAACTGTTGAAATTGAGCTTAGTAAGGCTCAAAAAGAGGCTATGACCGAATTATCCTTTTCTGAAGCAGACGCTCTTGTAAGGGCTTCCAGAATGCGTACAATCGAAAATGGAGTGCTATATGGAAAGAAAGTTGAGGCAATTGGGGGTAAAACTGACCAAATGAGTAATGAGACCAAAATATTCAAATCCCATAAGATAGACTACATACTGGAAAGGGCTATTGAATTTCCAAAGCTTCTCGTGTTCGCAAATTTTACAGCACAGATACTTGAGATTGAGAAAGCTTTAAAAGAAGAAGGATACAATGTTTCTACACTTACCGGACAAACTAAAGATCGAACATTTTTAAAAGGAATAGATGAATCTGATAAACCTCATATTGTCATTGCACAGAGTAGTGTCTCTTCTGGTTGGGAATTATCTAGCTTCCCTTGTGTCATATTCGCATCATTATCTTGGAGAGTGGTTGACCATATTCAAGCAAGGGGTCGAGTGCTTAGAATGAATAAGATAAAGAAAAATTTATACATTTATCTTGTAGTAAAAGGAGGTAAAGATGAAGCGTGTTATAAGTCGATAATGAGCGGTCAGGATTTTCAGGAACGATTGACTTTAAATATATAAAAGTTATCCACAGTGTCGGTGTTGACACCGATTTATAAAAGTGTATACTTAAACTATTATGATTATAAATTATAACGAAGTATGCGAGAGTATCGTAAATGGTGGTGCAATTAAAGCTACTAAATATATTACCCCAAAGTTTATTATTAGGGCAACTAGAAAATTATTTGGTAAAAAAATCACAAAAGGAAATATAGAAATGATTATAACTATCGGTAAGCCAAACTATGCAGAGAGAGAGTTTATAAAGTTATGTCAGGAAGCAAATGAACCGTTTCCTGTTAAAAAGGTGCAACTAAAAATCTATAATCCGAAGAAAAACAAACTTAAAGGTCGTTCAAAATAAAAAAATAGTATGACCAAACAAGAAATTGAAAAAGCAATAGAAGAACTTAAACAAGCAACGCTAGAAATGTTAGAAGTTTCAACACAAGAAGACAACATAAAATTAAAGAAACAAAAAGTTCAAAAAAGATTAAGTTTAGCAAGGTCGGAAGTTAATAGTATAAAATTTTAAAAAATGAAAATAATTGAAAAATTAACAAAAAAGCAAGAGGCACAAATACCAAAGTTTATTGATAGATTTTTGAAGTTAGCAGAAAAACCAACAGATAGGAAGAAAGCTACCTTGGCAGTTCAGAATCTTTATAAAAGTGCAAATTTTGAAAAACCAATAGTTATCTTTGGAAAGAATCCTATACAAACCGCGATAATGGTTGCAATGTGTAAGATTCTTTTTAAAGATACTGTAATAAAAGATGGTTCGCAACTTGATTCGCAACTTGATTCGCAACTTCGTTCGCAACTTGATTCGCAACTTGATTCGCAACTTCGTTCGCAACTTG